CTTGGTGTTTGTTCAGATGAGAGATCGTGCCTTTTATTTCGGCACGTTGAAGTATTTTATTGATGTCCGTTTCATCTTTGAAAGTCTGTTTTGTGCGGCCATCTTTATATTTTATAGACGGAGCCAGCGCGATAATTTCCTCGCGCAACAGCTTTTGCGTTTGTCCGTCATAGAGTTTTTGTAGGAGCATAGACATGATTATTTTCCCATGAATTGGCGAATCGAATTCGCCGGAGATTGGTAAAGTTGGGCGCGTCGGAGAAGTTTCCCCTCCACGCCTTTATATATTTCTGTGTCCAAGTTTTTTAATTGTTCGTCTAGTCGCGTTTGCAATCCCGCCTGAATTGCGACTTGTTGAGCAGTATTTGTTTGTTGCAGTATCAGCCCTTTTTGCTTCGCCATCAAATCGATGTTTGCCAGGGCTTGTTCCTTCTGCATATTTATAAGTCGCTTTGCGGAATGTGCCTTGCTTGTTTCGGCGCCCTGTTGTGCGCCGGTGACGCCGGCGCCACCGACGTTGCCGATGGTCGCCATATTTCCAGCAGGCGTGGAGGCGTCGAATTTTCCAGCAAGTATTGGATTGATGCCCCCTTTCTTCAGGTCCGCCATTCGGCGAACGATTGCCGTATTCGACATTCGTTCCTGAAATTGACGGTTGCGCGCAGCCTCTTCGCGGCTTTCTTTATTGGCGCGCCGTTGCCCGGCCGCGCCCAAAGCGCCACCGAGAAGGGTGCCTGCTATTGGCAGGTAAGGCGAGATCGCCTTGGTGATTTTTGAAAAGACTCCCATTACAGCCTGTCTATATTGCCAGGCACTCCGTAAGTCGGAAGTGGCCGAGCTGCTTTAATATTGAAGTATATGTCGGCAATGAAATGGGGTTCTGTTGGGATCGCTATTGCGCGATCGAGAGGTACGGCAGTATTAGCGACGATGAACGTCGCACCGAGAGACGGTAACGTTGCGAAGTCCTCGGATAAGTGCCAGAGGGCGAGAGTTGATGAAGCGTCAGGACGCATAAGACCGCTGAGGCGGCTATTTATGAATCTGTATTCGGCGTACCGTTCCTGATAGCCGAAAACGGCCTTGTCAGTCGCTGAAACGCCAGTAACCCAGATTTCCTCATTGAGGACCGATTGCTCGCCGATTTGAGAGAGGACTGGGTAAAAGAAATCGTACCGTGTGGACTTAGTCCACATACGATCCAGTCCTTGTGAGTATGTGATGTCGCCCCGGGTATTCATTAGTCCAATAAGGACCCCGTGTTCGACGAAAGATTTTGAGAAGGAGTGAGTTCCGGATACGGTGCCAAAGCCACCGAGCTGGCCGAGATTGTCGTCCGCCACCGGCATTGGTTGACCCGATGTTTGTGCAACCGGAGTAACGTTGACGGCTGAGCTACCGCCGCCGAGAAATTCAGACCTTTGAAGTCTGAAATCGGGTGATGTTACGCCCCAGTGAGCTTTGAGGACCTCGACGTAACGAGTTCCTGCGCGAGCGTCCCGCTCTAGGAGGCGTTGAGTTTGAAAGGCCAGGCGGATATCGTTGATTGTTGCCGCCGTTGCCGTCGTTAAGTCCGCGTACATTTTTTCTTGTTCGGCGTTTGTTGTTGTCGAAGAGATGTCTATTTGTGTTCCGCCGGAGTCGAGAAGGTGCCATGCAGCTTCTTCGACTGACCAGATGCCGGGATTATCTGTAAGACCGGCAGCTGTGAAGATGTCTGCGGTAGAGCCAAGAGGCATTGAAACGGCAGTGCCTTTTTGAGGTGCAGTTAAGCACGATGTGAAGTAGTCGTGACGCTTGCCACGTTTCAGAGGAACTTCACCATACCCATGCTGTGCGGCCGTGTCCGGCCCGTTGGTGGTGATGAAGTCGTATGAGTTTTGTAAATTTTCGTCTCGGAACCATTCGTTCCAGATTTTAAAATAGGCCCTCGCTGGGAGGGCCGAGACGTCGAGATTTTCGCTAAACGTGAGGCCCATTGGAAGCCCCATATAGTCGCCGAGATCGCCGACTTGTATAGCGACGCCAGAAGAAGCGCACACAGGTATGGTGAATGCTATAGATGCGCCCGGGTCGTCCTGGGCGCCGTGAAACCTTTCGTGGTTGTCCCAGATCGTGCGATACGGCACGAAGAAGAAGAATGTTTCAGCGTACATATTATCGAGAATTGGATGAAGTGGAGTTGCCAGGCGCATGAAAAAGTTCGCCTGGACGTTCCACGTGTCGCCGGGTATTACATCGGCGACCAGGATTGGTATAAGGAAGTCAACATCGAAGCTGGTTTTTAGGCCATGCGACAGATTGAAAGAAGACCGCGGGATGTCAGCCCGCGGTACTTGAGAGAATTGATGTTGTGATTTCATGCGTCGCCGCCTGCTTTGAGGTTATTGTGAAGTGCTTGAATGTTGTCTGTGTTGACCTTGCGTGATTTTGCGACGGCCTCAAGGCCCGTCATTAAACACGCGTTAAGTTCTTGAGTGAGGTCTCCGTTCGTGTCATCAAAGATGCCGAGACGGAAGAGTGAATAATCTTCGGGATGTTTGCCGACTTCGTTATCGGCGTCGGTTGCGATGTCTTCGAAAGATCGAAGTGCTTGTCCGTCTGATTGTGCAAAGAGCGGACGCAGGTATAGGCCAGAGGCCGTGTCGAAGATTGAGTAGATGTTAAGTTTCATTAGAGATTCCTCTTTTTTGAGTAAGCTGCGCGAGCGCAGATGTATTTGTCTTTCAGTCTTTCGGGGGTGAAGTCATGACGATGGGCTTTTATAAATATTTGCCTCATTTCCTTGATACGATCAAGCCGCTCCGGGCTGACGTCTGCAAGTATCGTCTCATAGTAGCGTGGTATTTTTTTAAATACCCCTTTTCCTGGTACGGGGCACGTGTCGTCGTAAAAGTCTGTTTTGTATTTTTCATAAAATGTTGCTCCTATGCCGCCGGGTTTTTTTCGCCCGAGAGACATTGTTACATAGGGCGGGAGTACCCAGAAGGCAACGCCGTATTCGTCGTTGCGTAGGTACTCGTCGTTTGAGGCTTTGCCATTAACTTTTTTGAGTATATAAGCCGCAGTATACGCGGCTGTTTCGTAGTTGAGTTCTCCGACAGTAGCGAAACCGTAGGGCCAGAGTTTTTCAAGTACAGCCGAGCTGTATGTAATGATGCCCTCAGTTTCTCGCCATTGAATTTGATCTGCGAAATCGCAGTTGAATAAGCAAGCATGGTAGTGAGGTCGGAGATTTTCGTCGCCGTATTCGCCGCAATGGAAATAGCGGACGGTTTGTGGAAAGTGTTTTCGTAGGCGACGGATGAATTTTTGGAAGTGTTTTTTATTAAGTGAGTAATCGTCGGGCACATAGTGCCCGTCTTTGAGTTGTTGTGGTGTGCATTCGTGTTTGCTGCGGTATGTGAGGGTGATGAAGCAATTGCCGTGAAGATCGACATACATACTTGCTTCGTGGGTGATTCGCATAGCCCACAAGCGAGTGCGATCAAGACGGCAACCGAAGCACTGGCCACAAGCCACTTCCAGTTTTTGCGCGGTTCCCGATTTTTTGAAAGTAAGTCCACCAGTTACCGGGTCTTTATAGCCCTTGAGCGGTGAGTAACACGGCACGTCATAGACGAATGCCGCCGCGTTGCGGACGGCTGCGTGTGTTCTTTGGGTGGACGCCGGAACTACCGGCGAAGTTTTTGCGAGATTTTTTACGGGATAGCTTACGTCGTCTCATTGGGAGCCTCGTATGCGAAAGAGCAGAGTTCTGCCAGATTCCGCGAGTTTTGAGAAATAGTGCTGGGTGTTGAATTGAGATTGACATATGAGCTTTCCCCGTCAACCCCGCATTGAAGCGAGGTGACGGAGCAGCCCATCAGGGCGGGAAAGAGGACCAGCGCTAATTTGAGTTTTCTCATGCTGTATTTATAGCATGATTTGTTTTTTTGTTTTTTGAAAAGTGGGATTTTCGTTTCCCCTGGTGAAGTCACTATCAGTGACTTACGGGGGTTTTTTTCCCAAAGTGGGGTTTTGGGATTTTTTGTTTTATTTTTTTAATGATTCCGAACGGGGGATGCGACTGACTCCATGCTTGCGTCCGTCGGTCCCCGTCCGGTTATAATTTTTTTTTTGTTTTTTTTGTCTAGTTGGAGGACCACCTAGCCAGTTCCATATCAAGTAATTGGAACTGGTCGATCCGCTTCCGGATCTGTTGTTGCGGCGGCTTTAGCCTCCGCTTCAGCGGCCACAGCCGCTGTGTCGGCATCCGCTGTCGGAGTGCCTGATACGGCTACGTTTTGCCGCCCGGGCGCTGCCAGCGCCGGTAGAAGCCGTTTGAGATCGTCCTTGTTGGCCGGATCATTGACATATTTAAAGAATTTCGCCGGAGATTGGGCGAATTCTTTTCTGAGTTCCGCGGGGAGATCATCGAAGATTTCGCTGCCCCTTGCAAGCATGAGCTGATTCTCAAAGAAATTATACGTTGAGAAATCGCCATATTTTGCTTGGTGTTTGTTCAGATGAGAGATCGTGCCTTTTATTTCGGCACGTTGAAGTATTTTATTGATGTCCGTTTCATCTTTGAAAGTCTGTTTTGTGCGGCCATCTTTATATTTTATAGACGGAGCCAGCGCGATAATTTCCTCGC